ATCTGGTTCATATTGAAAGTTAATTTTATTATAATTTAATACTCTCGCAAAGTTTGCTTCCCAATTACTTCTAACATAAATATTTATATCTTCTCTAAAGCCACCGTTTCCAAAAGAAAACATCTTGTAATTCTTTATTCTTTTCGCAGCTGCTTTTGACATGTTATATCTTGCTTTTTTAGAAAATTTATATCCTTTTCTTTTTAGAGAAAGCTTAGATTTTCCTGATTTTGATTTTGTCCAGTGATCAACTCCATATTTTTTAAGACAAGTTTCTTGTGACTTTTTTCTCATTTCTCCAGACTTCCATCTTTGTGTAAGACCTTTAGAGAGTTTTTTAATAGCTTCTTGACTAAATTTTCTTTCTCCTGATGCGTATTGTAATTTTAAAGTTTCTGATAGCTTTTTGTTCTGCTCTTTAGTTCTACTATAAGTGCCTTTTTCTTTTCTTGTTGAAACTCCTTTTGCTAAGGTACACTTCCTACATGTTGTTTGCTGTTTCAGCTTAGTCCTATCAGAAAAAGTATCATTACAAGTATCACATGTTTTTTCTTTAGCCTCTGAAGTATTCTTGTTTTTCTTTCGAAGCTTATATGAACATTCTTTACTGCATGTTTTTCGACTTCTTCTTTCATAAAGAATAGAAAAGTTATCTTCACATATAACACATTTTTTCTCAACATACTTTACCATAATTTCTCCTTAATACAACTTATATGTTATATATGCAGACTCATACTAAGTTTTAAAAATGTGCTGTGTGAATGAAGAGATACAAATCTATCAGGAGGTGTTATTAGTTCAATTGACAAAATATATGCCTTTCATTTTTATTTTTTATTATTATATTAAATTGATATTTAATTTACACGAATTAAAATTTCTTTGGAGCTACAATGATTTTAAAAGAGTATGTAGAAACGTTTTTAAAAGAGAGCCTAAAAATATCAGATATACCTAGAATTGATATGATTGTTAAAAAGCTAAATGAAGAGAGTCTAGAGCTTTTAAACAAACTTACCGAGAGAGGTGATGAAGAAGACTATGATCATTATATTTTTGGATACCTTGATAATGTTGCATATAAAAATAAGCCCAGGCTTGAAGAGATAGGTGAAGGTGCGTTTAGAAAAGCATATAATATTCCAGGAGAAGAGTGGGTTTTAAAAATTGCAATAGACAATATTGGATCAATTGTTAACAAGCAAGAGGTAGAAATCAGTCAAGGCATGCATGGATTAGCTGCAAGAGACATTTTTATAAAAATCTACGACTACGACAAAGTAAGTAAAAATACAAAGTGGATAATATCTCAAAAAGTAATTGCTGTTGAAGATGTTACAGATATTGAGATTTTAAAAAAAGTTTTTCCTACTATTTCGAATGCTGTTAAAAGTGAGAGAGTATCGTTTTTTGATTTTATTGGTTTGTTAGGCAATACGATATCAAGCTTTGGATATTATTTAAATAAAGGTATGGGTGAACCAAAAGAATTGTTTTACAAAGCTATTAAGTCTTACTTTCAAGCACATCTTAGAGAAAGTGTTGTAGTTGCTTATGAAGAGTTTAAAACGTATAAAGACTTTGACAGAATTAATCAAGCGTATGCATATGTCAGATCTATAGACATGCATGAAGGAAACTTTGGTTTAATTGATTTAGAAAATCCAAGCCCAGATTCTATTGTTATTTTAGACTTTGATATTAATTAATATTATTCTAATACTTCTAGTTTTGGCTGGCCCCATCTAATTATTATATTATTTCTACCACCAATAATGTCTGTACAAACTTGCCGGCCTTGAAAATCATAAAACTTTATAATCTTAGTATCATAATCAAAAACAAAGTCTTCACCTTCTATTATCGGAAAGTCTTCATGAAAAACGTATACTTTTTGGTTGTTTGTTTCTATAGGTCCGACTCTGCATATAATCTCTTCTAATATTGCATTAAAAGCAGCTTCTGTCTGATTTGCATTTACCATATAGCTAAACTCAAGTGGATCTTGTGATATTGAATTACCGCTTATTCTTCTTAACAGTTGTTCATCAGCATTATCGACGCCTAAAGTATACAAAGAAATGCAGCCATTTTCTCCATTAACAAATAAACATTTGTCTGGGTGTATTGATCTTATTCTTTGTTCAACAAGATTTATAACTAACGATTGATTCTCGTTTGGCTTTCCATCACTAACTAATATAATATAGTAGGCATCAGCATTAAAATTTAACAGAGAATCAACGGCAGTATTTACAGGCAACACAAAGTTTGTTCCATTATCTGCATTGTTTCTATTTAAAATGTTCAATATACTGTTGTCATGTATTTGTCCCTTCCCGATTTCAGAAACTTCTCTAACTCTATCATCGTAAATAATAATGCCATAGTTTATATCATAGTTAAAGTCTATAAAATCTTCTATGGTTTTTTTAAGTTGATTTATTCTATTACCTCGCATTGATCCTGAAAAGTCTAGTGCAAACATAATGGCTGGATTAATTCTTGAAGCTTCTGCTCTTTCTTCAGTAAACTTTATATTTACACTATTTGTTGTTTCTTGTCCTTCTAGAATAGAGTATGTTGAGCTTATATTAAATTTTCTCTCACATAACTTGTTTTCACAATTTTCACTTACATCTTGACAGTCGCCGTTAGCTTCTGAATTGTGTGTATCGATTAAACAAGAATTCATGAAGTCTTGGTTACATATGTCTTGATTTGATGATATTATTTTATTGCCAAGTAAAACAGCACAAGAGTCCAAGTTTTGTTTGTGAGTGTTTGATTCAATTGAGACGTGACCAATATTAACAACGCCGATACTAAATACTGCAAGAACTGCTGCAGCAAATAATATAACAACAGAAACTATTCCTTTGTTTTTACTTTTACTCATTGTTAAGCCTTTTTGAAACATATATTGAAATATGAGTTTCTCTAAATTTTTTTATTGTGTTTTTATACAGAACTTTATAGACAAACTCAGGTGAATTGTATGTATATTGTGGATAATTTTTTTTAGATTCTGTTATTTCAACAACTAAACAGTCGTTATAAACATGTTTAGGGACAGCTACTTGGTGTAGTATGTTAACTAAATCACCAACTTTTGGAGTTCTTTTACTTATTATTTCTTTTAAATTGATTTCTACACTCATTTTATATTTTTTCCATGTAAGATTCAATAGTATAAAATATTTTATTATTAACAACAACTTTATAAGCATTAGCTTTGTTAAGACTTTTTATTTCAAGAATAACTCCATATTCACAATTGCTTTCATCTGTTTCAATAATAAACTTATCTTCTTGAAACAGATAAATTTTAACTAATTCACCAACTGCATACATTTTAAACTTTCTTTTTTAAGTAAATTAAATGTTTTGTTCCATTATAATTTTTATTTTCTATGTTGTCAATAAGCCAGTAATGACCACTTTGTTTTATTTGTGTATAAAACTCATGCATCAATAAAACGTCTATATTAACACCTTGTGATTTTAGAATATCTGCTGCAAGAAGGTTTGAATTAAACTTTCTGTCTCTTCTTATCGCTTTTGTTTCAACATATCGATCTTCATCAGGATGATAAAAATCAGGAGTATATTGTTTATCCTTACCTTTATACTGAACTGTGAATGTTTTATGCTCGTATATATATGATTTACCAGTTGCTTCACACCATCTAGCATAATCTGCCTCTAAAGATGATTTAAAAAAGTAATTAGAGTTTAAGTCGTGTCTAAAACCCATTCTTCCGTTTGACGGAACTTCAGCTAATCCACTACTTTGTGCAATATGCTGGCATGTTTTACTACAATATTTTGTAGCTCTGTTTTTTGGCTTTTCATATTCTTTACCACAGTTTTGACATTTTATCTGTAATACTTCATTTTTTACTTCTTTGTTGTAACATTCTCTAGAACAATACTTTTTGTTTCTTTTTGCTACAAATTCTTTATTGCAACTTAAACAATTAGCTTTTGTTGTATGAACTCTAGAGTTATTAACTCTACATTCTCTACTGCAAAATTTAGATTTATCAGCTTTAGAAGGTGAAATAAAATAAGTTTTTCCACATTCTTGACACTGTTTTTCTATTTTAGTTGATTTCCTAGGCATAAGTTTTCTCCTTACACCTAAGTATAACGTTACGAAAGGTAATCGTAGTAAATAAGTTTAATTTAGGTTTGAAGTGTCTGGAAACTTATCTTCTAACGACATATTTTTTTCTTTTGCCTCGTTTAAATGCTTTATAGGATTATAATCATCATTACTTCTAATGATTGATTTCCATGACATTTGAATTCCTTGCTTAAGACTTATTATATCAACTTTACCAAACATTCTATCAAACTTTCCTCTAGATAAACGATGATTACCAAGATAATCAGTATTTTCATGCCACTTAATTACTTCATTTACATCAGCATTTACTACGTCTTCAATAATTGAAATAATGTCTTTTGTTATAACAGGATTTTTTGCTGTTATATTAAAGTGTTCATTTCTTACGTCGCTATTGATTGCAATCATAATTGCATGACAAAAATCATCAACATGCATATAGTCTTTTATTTTTGTAGGATTTAAAAACATATCAATTTGTTTTAAGTTATTTTTAACGCCGTATAAAGTTTTTGCAATTAATGAATTCATATCTCCTTCACCACCGTACGCAAATAAAGGTCTCATAACTAACCATTCTTTTGCATTATTTCTTGTCAGCATTTCAGCAGCATATTTTTGTACTGCATAGTTTGTTCTTGGATTAATTCTACTGTCTTCAAGAATATCAATGTCCTGATATAAAAATGTATCGTAAATTACTGTTGTACCTAAATAAACATTTAACATGCCTGCTTTGTTAGCTGCATCAATTATATTTTGCGTACCATTTATATTAGTCATTAAAGCATGCTGTGGGTTTAATAATACAACATCAGTACCAACAACAGCTGCATTATGAACAATAACATCAAGTTTTAAATCTTGAAATATGTCATACCATTCATTAGATGAATTTAAATAAACACACGTTTCACCTGTTTCTTGTTTGTAAAACTTACTTATATCTCTAGTATAATCATCAATGGAAACAAATTCGTGTCCATTTTTTTCAATATGTAAAGCTAAGTTTCTTGCGATAAAGCCTTTTTCACCTGTAATTCCAATTCTCATTTTGTCTCCTTTTATATATATTTTAATTTAAAAATTCAAAAATTACACGAATTTTTAAATCATTTGGCACATCTAGAAACTCTCCGTTTGGTTTCATTATTTGTCCAACACTTAATTCATCGCTTTTATAAAATCTATTAAAGATACAGTATTTATAAGTTACTGTTAAGTCAGTTACTTTTGACATGATTGTCATTGTAACATTTGCTATTCTTCCAATATCACTCTCAGATAGAATATACTCCTTCTCGATACCATTTTGGAGTATTTGTATATTTCCATTTTGCAAAATGAGATTTCCCTTCTAAATAATAATTTCTATAACATTCTATTGGATTATTTGAAACTTTATACTTTTCATCCATGCATATAGGAAATTCTGTTAATCCAGCTTCAGAAATGTTATAAGGCATATTAGACCTAAACCAGTCAATATATTGTGAGGTTTTATGAATTCTTTTATATCTTCCGGTGTAAGAGCTACATAACTCTGTTAATAAAGAAAGGTGCCAATTATAATTCTGTAATGTTTGATAAGTCCATACACTACAAGGATGATGAACATGTGTCATTTTGTAAGGAGGCTTTTCTTCTAAAAAGCAATTTTCTTCTAAAAAAGACTTTGCATCTTTAACTTTTTTAAAATCACTTAACTTTTTATCATATTTTTCTAGGAGTTTTATCCAATGAGACGTAGAAAGCATTTGTGCAGACTCAAGAATCATTTTTACAACATGCTTATCACAATGATATTCAGCAGCTTTTTTAGTGTCAGTATCTAATATAAATATATTCATTGACTAATCTTTTCTTTTAAACTTTCAATAGACAACATGAATTCTTCTAAATTAACTTTAAGTGTTAAAGAATTAGAGTTCGTTAAACTATCTAAAAGAATAGTAGATTCTTTAACATTAGTAAATTGTAGATATATTGAATTAACATCTGTTTCAAACATATCGTCTGTATAAATTTGTATATTATCAGTATAACTTATAATTTGTTTTGTACTCATTTGTTTCTACCTATTATTTCATAGTTTATATGTAAAAGAGGAACTTTTATGATTTCCTTATTTGCTAGAACTATTAGTATAGCACCAAAATTATGATCATTTGAAACATTTAAAAGTAAACCTAACTCTGTAGTGTTTGTATATAAAAAAGAGTATCTTAATAATGTTCCAGTTTTTAATCTTCTATCTAAAGACTTCATCTTAAATAATTGTTTGTCTAGCTGGTGACCAATGTGTTGTTCTCTTGTCTAAAGTTTCTTCTTTAATTACTTCATCACCATTATAGTCTTTAAACTTACCGTATACAACAAAGTCATGTGATGAACTACCAGCTTCTCCATCAAAAGTATAGTAAGACTTTATTGTTGCACCTTGACTCTGGTATGATTTATTTATCGTATAAATGATAGCTTTATATAACATATCTAGATTAATGTCTGTTAAATTCTCTACCTTTGCATGTGGATTAATACGTGAATACCACAAAGACTCAGCCTTTAAATAGTTTCCTACTCCAGAAATAATGTTTTGATTCATTAACACTTCACATATGTTTTTATGATTTCTTTTTCTTAACACTTTAATAAAATCTTCAATGCTTGGAGGGTTTGAAAGCATATCAAACCCAATTGACTTTAACTTTTTATCTAGTTCAACTTTAGACTTAATTTGAAATGTTCCAAAGTTTCTAGTATCACTGAAATATAATTTTGATGTGTCTTTGAATTCTATCTCTATTCTCGATTGCTTGTTTTTATTTGCAGACCAAGATCCTGTCATGCCTAAAGTATTAAATACAAAATATTCATCGTCAAAGTTAAAATAAATAAATTTACCTTTGCAACTTATTTCTTTTAGTTTTCTGCCTTTTAAAACAAATAAGTTTTCAATAGGCTTTTTTAAATATCTTCCACTTAAAACTTCAATATTTTTAACAGCTTTGTTTAAATAATTATCATTTATTTTGTCAACAAAAAGTTTGACTTCAGGTCCTTCAGGCAATTTATAAGTCCTTTCAGCTTTTTATTTTTTTGGCATGTTTTTTATTGATTATAACTTTTCTATTTTTAGAAATACACGTATAAAAATCATTGTATTGATTTACTGTGTATTTAATTGCTAACATTATATCCTTAGATTCTTTTTCAGATATTAAAATACCTTTTTCAAAGAAAAACTCGTGATTTTCTGTATCATAGTCATCATTAAAGTTTATTTTTTTATATTCTTTAATGTCTTTATGATGTTTTCTTTTAAATTTTTTAGCTTTACTTCTAGCTATATGTAATAGTTTTTGATCTTCCATTCATTATTCAATATCTTTATCATATGGTTCATAAGGAAGTTCTCCTGTTTCAATTGTTCGATCTAGATAATCTTCTAATTGTTTAAAAGAAGTACAGACTTTAATACCACTTCTAGCCAACATAAGATTAAACTTAGCGCCTTCTGGTAATCCTGCACAAAAATAAACAATAGGTCTTTTCATTGCATGAGCATATCCTGCTTCCCAAATAGTTCCAATATCTTTGTCACGAGTATTAACTAATAAAAAGTCTGATGTTTCAATATGGTGTAAATTACCTGAGAATGTTTCATCTTGAACAGACTTTGGAGCATCTGGAGGACATACAAAAATTCGCCTTGGAGAAGCTAAATTAAAATGTTCGCTTTTTTCATCAAATATTCTTTCGAGCTCTGTTAACTCTTCTGCTTGAACAGGATTAAACCAACCACTTGCTAAATAAATCTTTTTCATATTTTTTCCTTTTTGTTTTTAGTAATTTTATAATTCAATAATGTTTTTTTACACGCCTAGAGTTTCTTTGATTGCATTAATAGATGCAATATCATCGTGCCACATAACTGTAAAGTTTTTAACCTCGTTTGTTGGAATATCACCGTTTAATTCTTCACGTCGACATTGATAAATTGAATCATTTTCATGATATTCAAACAAGTCGTTTTTAGGCTCTGGCTGATATAAGTTTGTTCCTCGTGAAGTATAAGTTCCGTTAGAGAGTTTAACACGGAAAGTACGTACATAATGCATATCAGGTTTTTCAAAGTTAAGACAGGTTGCTACTTCTGGAATTTGTTCACAAACAATTTTCGCAATACGAGTTGCAATGATATTATCAACCTCAGGTTGGATTTGTACGTCTTGACGTTGTTTAATAAAACCAATAAGATCTTTAAGATTAAAACGTGCAATATAGAATGTTTCCATACACTTTGGGAGAATAACACGTGCATCCATCATTGAAATACACTTGCTATCAGACATATCTGCATATAGTTGTTTTGCATCACTTACAATTTGTTTGAATCTATCATAATAAGTTGAATTTTCAATAGCTTCAGGAACTAAAGCATTATCAAATCTTAAGTCACGATCACCTGTACATTGTGCAGCAAAAGATCCAGCACGATGCCTGATAAGATGTGTGACTGTCTGTGTATCAATACCACTAATTCTAAATGTAAAACCTAAACATTCCATAGGTGTAGGTAAAGCACGAAAATTTAAAACATCTTGCAAGTTGATCGATGCTTCTTTAGGATCAGCACCTTCAAAATCTGTCACATTTGGCTGATCAGCCCATGTAGCTTTAGTCATGTGCCATGCAATTTTTTGTGCCTGTTCTCTTGTTGGACCATCAATTAAATCGATTTTTAATGATTCTAGATTATTAATAAATTGAGTACGTACTTCTTGATTAAATTTTAAATCCATAGGAAGATTAATAGGTGTTAAATCATTATTAATTGGCATATTTTCTCCATTAAATTTTGTTGTTGTTTATTACTTTAAAATTATAATTTTTTATTTTTAAATTTACACTTTTTATTTCAAACTAATTTATTATCTAAAAGTGTCTTAAATTCTAAACTGTTGCGATTAAATCTAGTTATATATTCGTGATTTGCATTTTGATTATACGGTAGATCAGGTAATAATACTTTTACATCGTGAGTAGCGTATTCCATAGAATGCTTTGGACTATCATCAATAGCAAACAAAACGTTTCCTTTGATATAATAATTTTTTTTAGCAACCCAAATATATTTTTCTGAAGCAAAATCAATATTATCAAAAGGAATATTGTTTTTATTTAACCACACATAGGTTTGATACTTACATTTTAAGTTAAAATCTGGCCTTGCCGTTAACAGCTGGATGTATATTCCTTGACTTCTAAGGTTATCTAGTAACTCAACTGTCTCTGTTAAAACAGGAATGTCTAGAAGCTTATTTTCCTCAATAAAAACTTCAAACACTCTTTCTGGACTTAAGCCGTGATCTTTAACTTCCTTTGAAGAATAATAAGATGTGCTATCTTCTGGAATATGAATGTTATATTTTTCTTTTAACCAGCTATTAAAGTAATTTCTAAAGTCACCAATAACATCATCAATGTCAACAATAACTACTTTTTGATCTGGTTTTGGTTTTTTGATTTTGTTTTCTATCTTTAAAAATAAATCTCTTTCATGAAATGCATCAATAAAATGATTTGCTTTAATATCGTAAAGATTCATTGTTGCAAGCATGTATCTAAAAACATCGATATTGTTATAAAGTATTTTATTTTTATCAACGCTAAAATCTGTTTTATCAAATACTTTAAAATTACAAGAAGAAACAATCTCTGATATTTCATAATGCATAGCTAGTGCAATTGTTTTTAACATTTCTTCTTTTTGTTTAGGTGTCATACTTTCAGACTGGTAAAATGCTTCAGCAAAATGCTTTTGTGCATTTAAAAAATTCTCTATAGTATTTTCTCTCATTGAGTTCCTTATATTTTAAATGTAATAACTTTTTTTATTTCTTCTAAATTAACCAATTCTTTTGGTGTTATTTTATTATTTTTTAATAAATTATTACACGATTCTTCAAAACTTAAGTCATCTAAAACAGAACAATAAACTTTAACACATTCGTAAAGAACATCATAGTGTACATTAGTATCTTTTTCAATATCACTATTAAAGATAGCTAAGTGTATTAAATACTGGAATTCTCTACAAATATCAAACATAAAGTTTGCTTTAAACATTTTATAAGTCTTTACGTTAAAGCTAGTTGCGCATTCTATTTCAATATCATAATCATCAAAGTCTTTTTTCTCGTAATAGTACAATGAACAATTTTCATATCCAATAGATATAAATTCTCCTGATACTATGTTTAGTGTCATTGTGCATGTAATATCTGGAATTGTTGT